CCTGGCCCTGGCCCTGGCCCTGGCCCTGGCCCTGGCCCTGGCCCTGGCCCTGGCCCTGGCCCTGGCCCTGGCCCTGGCCCTGGCCCTGGCCCTGGCCCTGGCCCTGGCCGTTACTTGCCCGCAACGGACACGTTACTTAGACGCAACGATTGCGAATGCAACCAGGACGCGCATACAACCGTTGCGCGCGCGTAAGCAACCAGGACGTGTGCAACCTAGACGAGTGTTGCTCGCCGGCCACATTTCATTTCGGGTCCGGCACGACGGGGCGGGGATGGGCAAAAAAGCCTACGGAGCCTCAAAACCGAACGGCCCCAGGGCGCAAACTTTGCTTTGCCCGTAGCAGACCCGCCCCCTGTGATCAGCAGTCAACCGATCGCAAACGACCCTCGACCGCCGATGGTCGCAGGGCCAGGGGGATCAACCGGCAAAAACCGACTCATAAACGGCAGAAAGGGCGGCAGGGGCACAACCCCCCCGCCGCCCCTGCTAGGGCGCCTCGTTTGAGCGTATAGGGCAGTCGCTTACGGGCGCGGCGGGGCCACCCCCTGCCACCATGCCGCTAAGGCCGGGGGCAGCACGTCACCAGGGTAGGGAACCCACGGGCGAGAGTCGGGGTCCCGGGTGTCCCCGCCCCAGGTGCGACGAGCGAAAGCGTCCACGGTGCCGGACAGAACGACTTTCCCGTCCCTTGTCACTCGCATCCTGGCCTTGGGACTGACCCCGGTGCTGATCAGGTGACGTGCCGCCTTGTAGAGTCCACCCGGTCCGGTATGCAGTTCACCATCGGAGGTCTCGCAGCGTTCGGTGCGGACAGACGGGCTGGGAACGGCGGGGGGCAGGATGGCGACTCGGACAATGGTGATTTTCATGCCCGGTTGCTCCAGAAGAAGGAGGGCGGGTCTTGGTTGTCGCGCCACCAGCCCCACTTCTCCATGATGGCGATCATTTCCGGTGTGATTGCGTTCTCCACCTTGATGGCCTCGATATCGCGCCGCGCCTTGGCCCAGTCGATGATCTCCTTGAAGTAGCCGCGGTTCCGGTTGTTCTCGGTGACCGTGATATTGGCCACGGTGAACCCCTTGAAGGAATTGGCGCCGATGCGAATTGGGATCTTGCGCACGTAGACCTTCACTGGCGAACAGTTGATCCACTGAGTGGCCAGGGGGGATTCGTTATACCAACGATCCAGCAGCATCCGCAGACGCTTTTTCCGCTCACCCTGCGTCACGACCGATCCTCCTCACGCTTGATACCCTGTTCGATCTCGTGGAGCAGCAGGAAGATCCGACTGCACTCGGCCATCAGCGCCTGCTGGATCATGAAGAGCTCCACAGGATGGTTGGGCTCCTTGGCGTTCCAGCGGTCGACAGTCGCCTGGGTGACCGACGCCACCAGGGGGGACGCCGGCGACCCGAAGCGGTAGACGCTGGGCTGATCCCGCGTGGCCTTGGTAGCGATGATCGCCAGCCCGCCGGACTTGGACATGGCAATGGGGAAGTTCTTGCCCTGGGCGCGGAGATCGCGGAGGCGCTGGGCGAACTGGATGCCTGACTTGATCAGGGTTTCGCGGACTTGCTGCTGGGCATCGGCTACGATGGGATCCATGGTGGATGCTCCTGTTCAGTAGAGGTTGCTGATGATGTCTTGGTTCACACCGTTCTTCTCGAACTCGGTGTAGATCCGGTCCAGGCCCTTGTAGAAGGCCTCTGGGTCGTAGCCCGGCACGATGGCGCGATACTCGGCGGCGCGCGGGTGGTCATCGAATGCGGTATAGTCGTGGCCCTGGAAGAAGTCGTAGCAGAGCTCGTTGTCGCCGGTGTTCAGCAGGGCCAGCGAGAACTCGTAGTCGGGCTTGGTGATGGGCACTCGGTTCAGCAGAACCTCCCAGACGCTGGGGTCGGAGAGCAGGTGCTTGTCATCGCACTCGCCGGCGATACGCTCGAGAACTTCGCCGTAGGACCATTCCTCCCAGAAGTTGATGGACTCCTGGCACTTCTCCCAGAGAGGGTCCGTGCTGTTGTCTTCGAACAGGAAGTCGTCCGGCTTGGTCTCGATCTGGACAAACTCCTCGTCGGTCAGGCTGCGGAGCATGAAGGCCCAGGCGCGGATGCCGAAATCGGACCCCACGCCAGACTCGGTCTCACCTTCCGCTTCATACTTGCGGAAGCGTTCGGCTTGTGTCTTGATTCGATCTTCGGAAACCATGGTGGTGATGCTCCTGTCGTGGCCCCATTGCCACTATGCAAACTTACCACGCAGACTAGGTCACGGCAAGCCTGAACGGCGCAGGGGGGCCACGGTCCCCAAGGGGTCGCGCTGCACATTGTTCACCCAGAGCGCGTCGCTGGCGGCCCCGAACAGGATGGCGGCCCCCATGTAGACTCGGCGGCGCCGCTCCGAATTGGCGAGGGCGTCCATGTGAATGCGACAGGCGCGCAGCCGGAGGTCGTATTCTTCGGTGCCGATGGCATCTACGACCCGAGCATCCTGGGTGCAGTCCGGAACCGGGGGGGCCGCGCAGCCCACGAGCCCGATCAACACGATCAACCAGCGCATGTCAATTCTCCTCGGAAAGATGGTTGAACCGCCTGGTCATCTGGTCCACACTCTCATCGGCTTCCTTGGAAGCGCGGACGTTGATGTAGTCCAGGTCTGCCAGCAGGAACTTCACGCTGAACTCCTCCTTCTCGTCAGCGCTCCAGTAGGACTGATACTGTTCGAGGAAGTCCCGCATTTCTGCCAGAGCCTTCTCCATGTCGCGCAAGGACTTGGCGGCCTTGCTGTAGATTCGCCGCTTTTCGCGACGCACTTTCACGGGGATGATCACTCTACATACTCCCAGATGTCGGTAAGGAAGCCGTCCACTTCCCACGGCAGAACCTGCCACGAGCCGTTGAAGTGCCGGGCGCAGCCGAGCTCCTCGTCGCGAACTTCACCGATGCAGACGCTCTCGAGGTCCTCGAGACTGAGGCTTTCCAAGAACTCCCTGCTCTGTGGAGTCAGACGAGTCCACTTGGCGAGCGCATACTCCCTGGCTCGGTCCTCCCACGAGTAGCCGCCGTCCGCTTCGAAGAGCGAGATGATCTTGGCCAGACGCTCGTTCACGATCCGAGCTCCTGCTGCCTGGGGGGAACGGCGTTCTTGTAGACGGTGAGCACCCAGGGCTTGGAGCCCTTGCCGATCTTCTCCACGATCGCGGAGAACTTCTCTTCGTGGCACCACCCGAAATAGTCCACGTAGTAGAATCCGTTTGCGCGGATCCAAGCCAGGGCGTCCTCCCGAAAGGCGAAGGTCTTGCGTTGGTCTTTCATGATCAGAACTCCTCGTCGTTGTATTGGGCGGAATGGGACTCCAGTTGACACAACCGGCGTTCCACGGAGGGACGGACGCACGCCTGCACGCTCTCGAAGAGCTCCACGTAGAGCGGGCTCAAGAACTTGATACCCGCATCGATCAGGGCGATGTGGGCACCGCCGATGGCGACGCTGAAATCACCGTGCGGCTTGAAGTTCTCGGAGTAGGCTGCGCGGGCCTTGTGGAAAGCGCGCTTGGCGATATAGGACATGGTGTCAACCCCTTTTGGCATGGCGCAAGTTACCATAAAGACTGCCGGGGACCAATGCGCTAGGCGCAGGGCTGCCATACCAATGCCGCATGGCGCCCCCAGACTGCTCTAAATAGGGCGGCTTGCACCGTCGTTGGAGCTCGTGCCATGCTTACTCATGTTCACGAAGGACGAAAAGCGGTTCTACAGGTCGGTCAGACGGGCTGGGCGCAGCGCCGGACTGGTCGTAAACCGCATTGAGAACTCGGTGGAGTCCGGCTGGCCGGATGTGATCATGCGCGGCGACGGTAACTATCACGCGTATGCGGAACTGAAGATCGCAAGAGGCTACCAAGCCAAGATCAAAGTTCGACCAGAGCAGATCAATTGGGCTGAGAGCCACCGGGACCTGGGGGGTATCGTTCACGCCCTGGCCCTATGCGAGTTGGACCCTCTGTATTTCTGGGTCGTGACTGCAGACAGGCTGCGGCACGCTGCGGAAATGGGATGCCTGAACGAGCCCTGCTATGCGATAAGACACCTGCCGCTTGTGATAATGGGATGGACCGGATCGTATGTCAACCTACAACCGCAGAATCCCCCATTTGCTCAAGAGCGATCCAGACTGGCCCAAGCGAAGAGCCGCGTGTCTGTCTCGAGAGCCGCTATGCAGATACTGCGCCGAACTCGGATACAGCACCCCCGCAACCACCGTAGACCACATAATCCCGAGAGCCCGTGGGGGGACTAGTGACGACGACAACCTTCAGTCCCTCTGCAACGGATGTCACAATGCCAAGACCGGCAGGGAGAAGCACGGGGGACTGGACGAACGGAAGGTCGTGAAACCAGGAACCGAGACCAGGCGATATGGGAGTTCGCCCAGGGCAAGGTTCTTAATCAGAGGATACAAAGATGGACAGGGGTGAACAGACAGGCGCCAAGGCGCCACGAAAAGGTTCACTGATACGGACATCGCAGTCAGGCATCGCCGCATTCTCGGTCGCGGCCCTTGACCGGTTTCCGCCACCGGACTTCCTCAACGACATGCAGAGGAATCTGTGGGTTGCCTCACTGAGCGACATCCCGCTGGAGTTCTTCCGCGCGCGGCACATCCCCATGATGATCCAGTATGTCCGCGCCGTCGCCCTCATGATGCACTACAGCGATGCGGTGGCGGAAGACCCGGACGATGCGATCGCAGTGAATGCCTGGGAGCGGATGATCCGTATCTCGAGCAGACTGGAACTCCATCTGTCGCTGAACACCGGCAGGCTGATCGATACTATCTCGAGGGCTCGATCGGAGTTCCGCGCTGCCCAGCAGGGCAAGACCGCCAAGGAGGCGGGAGAAGTCGGCCGCAATTCACGATCGGGGCTCGTCTATGTTAGTGATTAAGCGCAGGAAGAAGCCGGACACGGCGTTTCTTCCATCCCAGAAGACTGTGAAGGTCTCGGACCTGGGGGGTGTCCTCGGGGCCGCTTATACCGCCGTCCAGAACGGTGAAGGGCCGACCAAGCGGAAGGCGCACGCGGAGGTCAAGAAGCCCCGCGTTCCTGCCGAGATGCCGATCGAGGAGAAGATGATCTCCTTTATCGAGACCCTCAAAGTCCCAGACGGCCCGGACGTCGGCAAGTTGATCGTGCTGCGCGATTGGCAGAAGCGTATGATCAGGCAAGTCTACGGGCCGACCCGCAAGAACGACAAGGGCGAGACCATCCGCGCAGTCCGCCAAGCCATCTGGACCATGGCCCGCAAGAACGGCAAGACGTCGCTGGCCGGGGGGCTCATCCTGGGGCACCTGACCGGCCCCTGCGCGATTTGGAACGGTCAGCTCTTCAGCGTGGCGTTCGAGGTCGGACAGGCGGCGCTCGCATACCGCGCGTTCCAGAGCATGGTTTTGCAGGACGAGGACTTGGCTGGCCGCATCATCCTCACAGAGTCCAGCAAGCGGGCGACGTGCCAGATGTCCAACAGCGTCTTTCGCGCGCTGTCTTCGGAGTCCCGCTCCAAGCACGGCTTGAACCCGAACTTCGTTCTGTTCGACGAGTTCTCACAGTTTGGGATCGACAGGGCGCTGTTCGACGTCATGACGACGTCCATGGGCGCGCAGAAGGAACCGCTGTCTTTGATCATCAGCACCCAGGCAGCGGACGACTCTGCCGTCCTCAGCGAGCAGATCGACTACGGCAGGCAGATCCACAGGGGGGAGATCAAGGATCCGACTTTCCACCTCACGGAATACTCCCTGCCACCTGAGGAGGACCCGTTCAACGAGAAGAAGTGGCATCTGGCGAACCCGGCCCTGGGGGACTTCAGAAGCCTCGACGAAATGAGACTCTATGCCGCACGGGCTCGCCGGCTGCCGTCGATGATGAACTCATTCCGGAATCTCTACCTCAACCAGCGGGTAGCCCAGAAGTCCACACTCATCGACGAGGTCACCTGGGCGAAGTGCGTTGGGGACATCGACTACGACTCGCTGGAGGGTCGCTCCTGCACGGCGGGCCTTGACCTGTCGTCTAAGGTCGACCTGAGCTCGCTGGTGCTGATCTTCGACGACCCCCCGTTTGAGGTCGTGCCGTTCTTCTGGACACCGAAGAACACTCTCGAGGAACGCACGAAGCGCGACCGCGTTCCCTACGAGCGGTGGGTCGAGAACGGTCACATGGAAGCCGTGCCGGGGAACGCAATCGACTTCCGGTTTGTCACCCAGCGCATCGCCGAGCTCTCGGCCATCTACAATATCCGGGTGATTGGATTTGACCGTTGGCGCATCGACGTCTTGAAGACTTGGTTTGACGAATACGGGGTGGACATCCCCATGATGCCCATTGGCCAGGGATACAAGGACGGAACCCTGATGGTGGAAAGGATCGAGGAAGCCCTCCTGAATAACTCGATCGTTCATGACAACCATCCCGTGCTGAAGTGGAATGCCATGAACGTCCAGGCCACCCGCGACCCGGCGGGGAACAGGAAGTTCGACAAGTCCAGCAGCACCGCGAGAATCGACGGATTTGTTGCGATGGCCATGGCTCTTCGGGTTAAGGAAATGGTGGAAGACACCGGGGGGACGCTGCCGATTGCCGTAATTTGAGGGTTGCGCTGTCCACGTGGTCGAGTATATCATGGCTATGCCATGAAGATCCATCAACTATTCGCAACCTCCCAGCCCGGCGATCCATTCACCTTCGTCGTCTCGACGGAGGGGATGAACCGGAAGGGCTTCCGGATCAACCAGAACGGGTGGGACCTGTCCCACTTCCTGGCGAATCCCATCGCTCTCTGGATGCACGACCACACGATGCCGATCGGGCGTTGGGAGGACGTGCAGATCCAGGGAGGCCGCCTCGTGGCGAAGCTCAAGCTCGCCGCGCAGGGCACCAGCGAGTTCATCGATGGCATCCGAGGTCTCCTGGAGCAGGGAATCCTCAAGGCCACCAGCGTCGGCTTCCGCGTCCTGGATTACGTCGAGGACAAGAAGACCAAGGAGCTCACGGTCACCAAGGCCGAGCTTCGCGAGATCAGTATCGTGACGGTGCCCGCCGATCCCGGCGCGCTGCGCGCGATGCAGAACCTGTCGGCGGAAGTGCGTGACCGCATACTGATGCCGAGGTCCCCGAGCGGCAAGACTGCCGATACCCCACCACTCCCGAAGAGGAATACGACAATGACGCTCGCGGAACGCATCCGGGCGCTCGAAGCCGAATTGAATGAGAAGAAGGCCCGCCTGACCACGCTGGCCGAGCAGGAGGAGCTCAGCGACGAGGAGAGCTCCGAGCTGGACACGCTGTCCGAGGAGGCCGAGACCCTCGGCACGAAGCTCAACTCGCTGAAGCGCGCCGAGGCGGCCCTCGCGTCGAACGCCAAGCAGACCCGCCCCGGCGGCAAGACCACGACCCCGGCGCAGGCGCGGCGTGAGCGCCAGAAGGCCGAGCTCCTCTTCCGGGGGGCGTTCGTCCTGGCCAAGTCGCACGTCACCAACCGCTCGGTCCAGGACATCGTCCTCTCCGAGTTCGGCGGCGACAAGGAGCTGGAGATGATGACGCTGGCCGCCGCCAATCCGGCGATGACCAACGTCGCGGGCTGGGCCTCGGACCTGATCGAGACCCAGATGGGCGAGTTCCTGGATCTGCTGTCGCCGGAGTCGGTGTTCGCGCGCATGGCCGGTCTGCGGGTCTCGTTCGATCGGAACGGCGGCGTGAAGCTCCCGGGCCGCGCGACGCGCTCCCTGGGGGGTTCGTTCACCGGCGAGGGCGCCCCCATCCCGGTCCGGCAGGCGCAGCTCAACACCGTCCTGCTGTCGCCCTTCAAGGCCACCGTGATCACCACGATGACGCGCGAGCTCGCGCAGCGTTCGGCGCCCGCCGCCGAGCCGCTGTTCCGGCAGATGCTCATCGAGGACACGGCGATCACGATCGACGCGGCCTTCATGGACGACGCGGCGGCCAGCGCCGTCCGCGCGGCCGGTCTGCAGGTCCTGGGCACCGGCTCCGCCTCGGCGGGCAATTCGGTCACCCAGATCATGACCGATCTCCGCGGCATGGCGGAGGATCTGATCCTGGCGCAGGCGGGCCGTCGCCCGGTCTGGATCATGAACGACATCCGCCGCCTCGGCCTGATGACGGCGCTGTCGACGACCGAGGACACCCGGCCGTTCGCGGACGAGGTCCGCGGCGGGTCGCTGCTGGGCTACCCGATCGTCACGTCGATCAACGTGCCGAACGACGTGGTGTTCCTGGTGGACCAGGCGGAGCTCGCGCAGGGCTACGGCGACTCGCCGGTGATCGACATGTCCAATCAGGCGACGCTGCACATGGAGGACACGACCCCGCTCCCGCTCGCGAGCGGCACGCAGGGATCGGCCGTCGTCGCGACCCCCATGCGCTCCCTGTTCCAGACGGACAGCCTCGCGCTGCGCCTCATCTGGGACGTGTCGTGGGTCCTGCGTCGCGCGGGCGCCTGCCAGTTCCGCACCGGCGTCGCGTGGTGATCTGAGCGAGGGGGGCTTCGCGGCCCCCCTCACTCTCCGACAGGGGGACATGAGACATGCCGATCAACATTGCGACCCCGGCCGACATCGGTGGTGCCCTGGGCACTGACGAAGTCCGCGTGCTCCACATGACGGGGCCGTATCGGGACATGATCCTGGTCAACAAGATCAACGACCCCACTCTGGATGATGCGGTCGCCTCCCGCGAGGTCATCACGGAGCAGGGCGCGGGCATCATCACGACCCCGCAGACCCTGACCCTGACCTTCACGGAAGTCGGCGGTGGCGCGCTGGTGAATCCGCCCCCGGCGTATCCGCACGACATCCTGCTCCGGCTGACCGGCTCCACGACTGGCGGGGTCACGCCCACCCACGCGGAAGTCGATCACAACGGCGATTCGATCGAGGACCTGCCGGTGACCGAAGTCAGCCCCGGCGTGTGGACCATCCCCTACGCTTTCGATGCGGAAGGCACCCACATCGTGTCCGTGGTCTTCAACACCGGAGATCACGGCAACGCCTCCGTCACGATGCAGCCCGCAACGCCCTGATCATGAGCCTTCTCACCTCCTGGTTCGGCCGCTACTTCCCGAGCCGGAACGACTGGAAGCCTCCGTCGTTCTGGCCGGTGACGTGGTGGCAGCAGGGCTACCGAGCCCCGACCTCGCAGCGCAACGCGGCCGTTGAGGCTTGCGTCGGCGCGATTTCGCAGACCATTGCGATGCTGCCCATCGCGCATTGGAGGGAGGATGAGAAGGGTGGAGCGGTGCGAGTCAAGAACTCCGCCGCCAGCCGAGTTCTGCGCAAGCCGAACGCATACCAGACGAAGTCCGACTTCTTCCTGAACCTCGTGCGGTCCGAGCTCTTCCAGGGGAACGGATACGCGCTCGCCCAGCGCAACGGCCGGGGGGAGATCAGCGCGCTTCATCCTGTCCAGCCTGCGTCGCTGTATCCGTTTGTCAGCGAAGAAGACGGCAGCATCTTCTATCAGTTCGCCCAGACGCCGATCGGGCAGGACTTCGACCCTGTTCTTGAGGACCTATATCGAGCGGACGACGTGCTTCACGTCCGGATGCACACTCCCGTCCACCCCCTGGTCGGCGAGACCCCTCTGCTGGCGGCGTCGCTGGCCGTAGACTCCGGCAACGCCATACAGACGGCGAGTGCGGCGTTCCACACGAACATGTCGCGCCCCAGCGGCTATCTCAAGGTCCCCGGCTCGCTGAAGCAGGACATCCTGGAGTCGCTGCGCGGGGAATGGCAGGCCGCCTATCAAGGCGTGAGCGCAGGTCGTGTCGCTGTTCTGCAGGGCGGCGTGGAGTGGCAGGCGCTGTCCATGACCGCGGTGGATGCCGCGATCATCGACTCCTACAAGATGACCATTGCGGACATCGCGCGGGTCTTCCGGGTGCCGCTGGCGATCATCGGCGACAATACGTCGACCTACAACAATACCGAAGTCCTCATGAAGTTCTGGCTGAACACCGGCCTCGGCTTCATGCTGGAGCATCTGGAGCTCGCGCTCGATGCGCTGTTCCAGCTCCCGGAAGGTGAGTGGGTCCAGTTCGATACCGACTATCTGCAGCGCGCAGACTTCTCCGCCCGCATTGAAGGTCTTGTGCGGGGGGTGCAGGGAGCGCTCTTTACGCCGAACGAGGCTCGCCAGCGCGAGGGACTTCCGAGGGTCGCATACGGCGACGAGCCCCGCGTCCAGGCGCAGGTCGTTCCGTTGTCGTTCGCATCCCACGCCCCGGGAGAGTCGGCTCCCACCGCGCCCGCGGTTGACCCCCCAGGGCCTTCCGATGATGATCCGCCGGAGGACGAGGAGGAGAATGCCCTGGCGGCGATCCCCGAAGTCTGGCTTGCTCGATATGAGGAGACGACCCCGTGAAGATGGAAGATATCATCCGGGGCCTCAAGGCAATCCTGGAGCCGAAGCTCGCCGAACTCCGTAAGGAGCTCGCCGAGACCCGACGGGAAATGCGGGAGCTGGTCGACGCCGCCCAGGCGCAGATCGCAGACCTGACCAAGGAGAACGCAGATCTCAAGGCGCACGTCCAGCAGATCGACGAGGCGGGCATCAACCAGACCCGGCTGGCGATCGAGTCCGAGCGAGTCCTGGCCGAGGTCGCAAAGCAGATTGGAGGACTGTCCATTCCGGACGTGGCGGTGTTCCAGGCATCTGTGGATCGGGTGCTTGCCCGCTTCGAAGAGAAGTGGAAAGAGGCGTCTGACGAGATCCTATCCGTGCGGTCGGAGAACACCGACGCGCGCATGGACGTCAGCAATTTCATTTCCGAGACCTCCGCGGAAGTGAACCGCCGCCTGGATGAAGCGCACGCCAAGGTGGACGAGAGATTGGCTTCCTTGAAGGATGGACGGGATGGCGAACCCGGTCCTCAAGGCGAGCCGGGACCGATGGGGCCAGCGGGGTCTCCTGGGCCTGAGGGTCCCATCGGTCCGCAGGGTGCCCCAGGCGAGCAAGGCCCCCAGGGCTTGCCCGGCCCGCAGGGTCTAACGGGTCCAACGGGGCACATCGCCAACGTGAAGACCATACGGACCGGCGTCGAATACGGCGAAGGCGACCTGGGCTACTGGCGCGGGGGGTTGTGGCTCGCGACGAAGGATGTTCGCCAGCCCCCCGGCGAGGACCTGTCGTGGAAGCTCGTGGTCAACGGTGTCGACCCGGACTCCTTCAAGATGTCCTACAGCCCAGAGGGCGAGCGCGGGACGTTCGGCTTCGCCCTCAGCGACGGCACGCAGAAGTCCTTTGAGGCTTGCTTCTCGCCGGTGCGTCACCTGGGCGCGTGGGAGGCCGAGGCCGAATACAATCTGAACGAAGAGGTCGCGTTCAACGGCTGCACCTGGAGGGCCTTGCGTCCGACAACGAGCCAGCCTCCCAGTGAGGACTGGAGACTTGTGTCACAGCGCGGCAAGTCCGGGCCGAGGGGGGATTCTGGCCCTCCGGGGCCGCCCGGCTCTGCTGGTCCTCCGGGTGCGGGCATCAAGGCTGTGGAGTTCGTCGACGGCGGGTTCCTGATCACGCTCACCGACGGATCGTCTCTGGCCGCCCCTGTGACGGAGACCCCCGATGAGTGAGACCTTCGCCAACGAAGCAACGATCAAGTCGCAGGTTCGGTTCTCCGACTTCGACACGAACGTCAGCGGCCCGCTGCGGACGGTGGAAGAGGTCAAGGCATGGTTCGGCATCACCGACACCACCCACGACACTCAGCTCGCCCTGGCTGTGGATGCGGTCAGCGCAGCCATTCGTGGATACACGGGGCGAGTCCTGACGTCGGGAACCCACACTGAGACCTTCCGCGATGTGATGGACATCAAGCCGGAGCGATACCTCCAGGAGATCCCGGTTGCGTCCGTGACCGGGGCGCTGCTCTTGAACAAGCGGACGGGACGGGTGACGCTGACAGGCGGTCCCGAGCTCGTGGTGGAATACGAAGGAGGATACACCGACCTCCCTGCCGATCTCACGGTGGTGTTCTACGAGCTGGTTCGCCAGCAGATGGGAGCCTGGGGGGTTGAGCAGCTCGGGAATGCGAAGCCCGCCGACGATCCCCGCGAGAAGGCTGTCTGGCTGGGATCGCTGAAGGTGGAATACGCCATCAGCGCGACCGCTGCCCAGGCGAAGGCCTCTGGAGCCGGTGGGATCTCGGAAGCCGCCCTGGCTCCCTACGCCAATGTCCTCGATCAATATCGCGCGTTCCGGACGCTGGTCGCGACATGAAGGCCTCCATCGACAGGCTCATCGCCAAGTATGGCGAGCCGGTGCAGTTCACCCCGCGCGGCGGAACGACGACTTCTATGTCGGCTGTCGTTCAGCTCCCCATGTCGGATGCGCTGGTCAATGACTTCGATGTCACGGGCTTCGTTGTCTACATGCGGACCCAGGATGTCCCGCAGGCGCCCACGAAGTTCGACCGAGTCACCATCCGGGGGGAGGACCGCGGCATCGAAGAAGTCCAGGTCGAGACCCTTTCCGGGGAAACGATCTGCTATGTGCTGAGGGTCCGTGGATGAGCAGCATCGCAGTCCGTCAAGCCCTTCGGGATGCTTGGCCGTCCATCACCCCCCTGCTGCCCTATGTGGAGACGATCAGCGAAAAGGTTGATCCGGCCGTCACGGCAGTCCAGATCTGGGGCACGTTCATCTTCGATAGCACGACCCGGGACTATCAGTCGATGGGCTCCAAGCCGTGGATCGAGGAACAGGGAATCGCAGCGGTTGTCCTTATCGCATACGCCGGTGTCGGCGATGAAGAGGTCGCCGCTGCCGCAGATGATGTCGTCCGTGGGTGGACCTCGTGGATCAACTCCGTGGGCGACATCTGGATCCATTCGGTGGACCCTCCGCGGCCGCCGGATCCGGAGGCTGTCGGCGATATGTATCGCTTGACAGTCAATCTTAACTACAGATACCAGACCAAAGGAGGGTCCTGAACTATGGCACGCGAGAGCACCATCGGGTCGGTCTTCATGCTCGAAGACATGCCCGCTTCGGCGGGGGCCGCCATCACGGATATCACCGTGGGCGCCACCACCGAGATCACCGTGACGGGCACGTTCGCAATCAACGACTACGTCACCATCGCGGGCACCGGCTCCAGCACGCTGGATCGCAAGACCGCGCATCGGGTCAGCGCCACCGGCACGGGCACCATCACGATCGACACCGACACGACCGGCGAGACGATCGCAGCGGGGGGCACGGCCACGAAGATCGTGACCACCGAGGTCTGCTTCTCGGAGTTCGGCGTGGAGGCCGCCACCCCCGGCGAGGTCGACGTCACGACCATGTGCGATCTCGAGCGCCGCAACGTCGCGGGCCTCAGCAGCCCCGGCAGCGCGAGCTTCTCCGGGCCGCTGGACCTCACCGATGTCGGGCAGCAGAAGCTCCTGGCCGCGCACGGCGACGGTCTGGCGCGCAACATGATCTGGACGACGCGCGGTGGGCAGGTCGGCATCCTCTACGGCGTCGTCACCGCGTTCGCGGCCGCGCCGCAGGGCGTGGAGCAGGCGGTCACCTTCAACGGGGCGTTCCAGATCCAGGACCGCCCGATCTACCTGCCGCCGGTGGCCTGAGGCCGTCATGCTCAAGATCCAGGAGCTTGAGATTGACGGTGAGATCTTCCGCCTGCGTGAGCCGCGCCTCGCCGACTACATCAGGGCGAGGGCGGTGCAGGGGGAGGACTTCGTGTTCACGATGCTGGCCGGGATGCTGCTCGACGAAAGCGGCAACCCGATCGGAGACGAGGGCGTGCAGAATCTCCCCCTGCGCGCCTTCGACCGGCTCACGGAGGCCGTCACCAAGTTGACGGCTCTGCGTGTCGACCCTTTGGACCCGACGACCGCTTCCTCCACCGACTAGCGCTCGCTATCGGCGGGGTGACGGTTCAAGAGCTGAAGGAGCGAATGTCGGCCCAAGAGTTCATGGACTGGCGAGAGTTCGCTGCGTCGGAGCCTTTTCTAGCCGAACGTGTTGATCTGGCTGGAGCCTTGATGTCTTCCGTTGTTGCGAACTCGAACCGGCCCAAGAACGCCAAGCCCTACACGATCAGCGACTTCATGATCGTGCAGGCCGCCTTGGACAAGCAAGCGCCGGACGAAGACAAACTACAAGAGCTTCACCTCAAGAATACCATCCTCACGCTGGGGGGTTCCGTAACGTGATCAACTACTCCCAACCGGTCGTCATTCTTGGCAAGGCCGAATTTCTGGCTGCGATCAGGAACCTGCCCGGTCGGGTGGTTCAGAAGATCATGGACGCCTGGACCCTCAAGCAGGCCCAGGCGCTCGCCAACATCGCTCGGCGCTCGGCCCCCCGCGATCGTAACCCGAACCGAAACAAGCCTGAGACCTCCCGTCTGTGGCGGTCGATCAAGGGCTCCAAGGTTCGGCGTTTGCAGAAGTTCCCAGGCACGGTGTCGCGGTCGATCGCGTTTGGAGCTTCTGCACGGGGGTCCAGGCTGGGTGGCGGCGGGCGAACGGCTAGACCCCGCCGTAGGGGCAAGGCCCCCCGCATGGGGCCACCAGCGCCTCGTGCGAGGCACTTCCACTTGGCGGTCCTGGGCACGAAGGAGCGAGTGCAGCGCAGGACCGGTCGCCGCACGGGCAGGATGTGGGGGGCCACGGCGAACCCTCAGTTCTGGCAGCGGTCTTCCGCAACGGTTCTGTCCGTTGCCAAGGGTGAGGTCGGGGCTCAGCTCCGGGTCGCCTACGACCGCGGTATCCAGTTGGAGATCAACCGCTTGAAGAGGAAGTATCTCTGATGGCTACCGCCGAACTCGTCGTTGCATTCAGTGCGAAGATCGATTCCCTCGAAGGATCGCTCAAGCGGGTTACGACCGCGCTGGGTCAGTTGGAACAGAAGTCAACCGCTTCCCAGCGAGCGGTCGCCGACTCGACCAACCGCATGTCCGAGAGCTTCACGAAGGCGGCCGGGAATGTCCGCGCGTTCGTCGTGGCCTATGCCGGGATCCAGGCTGGGCAGGCCATCCGCCAGATTGTCCTGGCTGTCGACGATCTGCAGGCATCCTTCACACGGCTCCAGGTCATCACCGGCCTTACGAAGAGCTCGGTCCAGGGCATCGTCTCGGAGCTCCAGCGGGTATCGACGCAGACCGGCCAGCCTCTCGAGAACATGGTCAACCAGTTCCAGAGGTTCTACGTCGCGACCACTCAGCTCGGCGCATCTTCGCAGCAGGTGGAGCAGTTCGTCTCCGTGCTGGCTCGGTTCGCCCAGGTGTCGGGCGCAGGTCCGCAGGAAGCCGCCAACGCGATCACCCAGCTCGCCCAGGGTCTCGCCTCTGGTCGTCTGCAGGGCGACGAGCTGCGCTCCATCATGGAGAACATGCCGGTCCTGGCCCAGGCCATCGCCCGCGAGCTCGGCGTGTCGGTTGGCGAACTCCGCAAGATGGGCTCGGAAGGGAAGCTCACCGCTGAGAACGTGTTCCCAGCGATCTTGCGTGCCGGGCAGCGCATGTCCGAAGCGATGCGGGGGGTGCCCCTCACTCTGCGTCAGGCGTGGGAAGCCTTTAAGACTTCGGCCATCTCTGCGATTTCGGCAGTCGACTCCGCTATCGGTGCGAGCGAGTGGTTGCAGCGAGCCCTGGCCGGAACGGCGACGGCCGTCCAGAATACCGCTCGTCGTTCCCTGGGCTTGGACTACACCCAGACTTCCGGGGCGAATCTGTCCGCTGTTCTGCAGAATAACCGCGAGCGTGCGGCTGAACTGGCAGACGAGCTCAGGACTGTCAACAACCTGCTGACCGAAGCCGAGTCCCGCAGACGGCCTTTCCTGACTGGTCCTGCCGGAGCAGTTCGCACGGATGACAGGAATGAGCTTCGGCGTCGTAGGGACGCCCTTCAGGCAGAGGCAGCCGCCGTCGAAGCCGAAGTTCGTGATCTGGCCGAACGTGTCCGCATCGCCCAGCAACAAGAGGCTATCCGGCGAGAGCGCGAAGGTCGCGATGAACGGATTGCGGCTGCGACCAACGCGGCCCGCGATATCCGAGAGCAGGCCAACCCCCTACTGGAAGCGACCCGCGAACGTGATGAGAGACTCGCTGCTCTCAACCGCACGTTAGAGGATCGCCGCGCTCGTGCTCGGGAGGAAGGTAACGTAGCCGAAATAGCGAGCATCAATCGCTGGGGCCAGGAGCAGACCGCGGCCATCACCGCCATTTACGAGCGCGAGGCTCGGGCGGCCGGAGCCGGTGCGCGAGCCGCTGCCGAGCGTGCGGATGCTGAGCGCCGTCGCACGGAGCGTGAGAATCGCCAGCGCAGGCTGGCAGAGTCTCGTCAGGTCGAAGAGATCATGCGGGCGGCGGGCAATAGTATCGAGAGCCTGCGTCGTCAGTATGCGGAATGGGACGAGGCCCAGGAGCGTTCCGGCTCGAACTACGAGGAGTTCATCCGCAGAGTCCAGGGGGGCACGGCGGACGTCGCTATCCTGTTCGATGCTGTTCGCCGTCAGGCCGAGCAGACCGCAGAAGCGATGTATCGCGCGGGCTACGATCCCCAGGAAGCCATCCGCACCTTGGGCGAAGAGCTCGGTCGGCTGCGTGATCGTCTCGTGGCCGTCGGCCAGGATCCAGGCGTGATCGACGCCGCTGTCCGGGGCAACGTGGAGCGGGCCACCCGTTCGCTGGACCAGCTCCGGGACAAGAGTGAGCAGACCTGGAAGGATATTGCGACCCAGGGCGCGCGGGCTTTCTCGACGGACCTTGCTGGATCGTTGATTGACTTCGCCACCACCGGCGAAAGCAAGTTCGATGAAATGGCCGCGAACTTCGCCAAGAACATCGCCAAGATGATCGTCCAGATGATGATCCTCAAGGCTATCATGGCGGGCTTCAGCGCAGCAGGCTTTCCCCTCCAGGCTACGGGCGGAGTCGGCGGGCGATCTGCACCGTCCTCCAACCCCTATGGGGCCACGGGCGGGGGCCAGGGCGGGGCAGCGCGCTCTAGCGGCTCTAGCGGGGCTGCTTCTTACTTCTTGAGCAGTGGTGCGAGCCTCCCCAAGGTCCCGGCCCAGCAGGGGGGAGACGTGAATATCGTTGTCTACAACAATACGCAGAACTCGCAGGTCAAGACGCGAGAGTCGTCCGACAGCATGGGCAACAAGCGCATCGAAATGATCATCGAGGAGGTCGTCAAGAACGGCTTCGCTGCCGGGCGATACGATCCAGTCATGAGAAGCTCATACGGCGTCAGCCGTCCTGGGAGGGTGTGATGTCCTACGCTGTCTGGCCCTTCGCCTGCCCGGCGTCTCTTCAGCAAGCCTCGAACCCGGCGCTCGTCCGCAGCACCGTGGATGATGGCTACCCGAAAGTCCGTCGCCGCTTCACGAAGACATGGCGGACCTTTCAGGTGACGTGGCGCCTGGACTGGTCGGAGTTCGACAATTTCTGGAACTTCCATGAAGTGGATTGCGGCGCCGGATCGGTGCCCTTCTACATCACCCATCCGATGACGCAGGAGCAGATTCTGGTCCGGTGGAAGGATCCGCCGCAGACCCAGGCCGACACGTCCACCAAGCCGATCTTCGCGATCTCCGGGGTTCTCGAGGAGGTCTTCTCGTAATGCCTCGCAGCCTAACCCCCCGCGCTATTCTCGAGGCTCAGCGCCAGAATAGCGACGACACGTTCCTCGTGCTGCTGTCCATCCTGCTCAATGGAACGGCCGAGGACATTCATGTCGTCAACAATACGGTGAACATCACCTCCAGGGGGGTTGAATATCTGGCGTGTCCGTTCCAGATCGTCCTGCCTGATGATGTGGAATACGCCCTGACGAACGCTCGGCTGGAGCTGGACAATGTGGACCCGAAGATCTGGCAGGGCATTCGGCTGCTGAGCTTCGCCCCCGAAGTTCGGCTTGAGGTCATCCTAGCCAGCGACCCGGACTCGGTCATCTTGGGGAGCTCGGGCCTCAAACTGCGCGAAGCCTCTGCAACCAACACGGTCATCTCTGGCACCCTGGTCCCAGACACGATCTGGCAGGCAGGCTTTCCCGAGGGCGACTTCGACCCCCCGCAGAACCGCGGGCTGTTCACGTGAGGGAGTTGATCGGCATACCCTACGTCAGCAAGGGTTCGTCCCTGTCTGGCGTAGACTGCTGGGGACTGGTCTGGCTCTACCACCAGAAAGTCCTTGGACGGGAAGTGCCGCGCTATGCGAACGGCTACGACGAGGCCGAGTCCGATCAAGCATCTGCCATGATCCAGGCTGGCTGGTTGGACTGGGAAAAGATTGCGCTGGGCACCGAGCGCCAGGGCGACGTCTTGGCCTTTCGCGGCTTGCGGACCAGCGCCGCGATCCATTGCGGGGTCGTGGTGGCGCCCGGTCAGTTCCTGCATTGTCTGCGGGGGCGGGCCACGTGTCTTGAGAAGTATGATCGGGGACTGTGGAAGTCCCTTCTTGTGAGGATTGGTCGATGGAACTCCTGATCCGCCCGAACGCGATCGACAGCCAGACGATCACGCATTATCTGGCTGAAGGCCCGACCCTTGAGGAGGCGCTGATCGCTTCTGGTTGGGACATGGCCCTGCGCGACTTCACGATTGTCATCGTGAACAACCAGGAGGTCACGGCCTGGGGGGACTATCGCCCCAAGGAAGGAGACGTCATCCGAGTGATGCTGCGTCCCAGCGGTGGTCGTGGCGGCGGCGCAGGAAAGCAGATTCTCGCCGCGGTCGCTATCATCGTAGTGGCCATCGTCGCGGCGTATGCTGCCCCCATCCTTGCGGGAGCTCTAGCACCGGCACTCGGCATCACTTCGGCTGCCGGTGTCGCTGCGCTCGGGGCGGGCATCGCCGCTGGCATCACGATTGCCGGGGCTCTGGCTATCGGGGCACTCGTCAAAGCCCCGTCCATGTCTCAGGGCACGATCGGCGCAAACCCCGACAATTCCTTCTCCGATTCCAATAGCATCTACTCGGTGTCGGGTGCTTCGAATTCGGTCAATCGCTACGGAGTCGTCCCGCGGCTCTACGGCCGTGTTCGTGTCACGCCTCCTCACGCAGTGGAACCGATCGTCGTTGCTTCTGGCCCGTCCCAGTCGCTGCGCGGCATTCTGGACTTCGGCTACGGCCCGCTCTCGGTCCAAGATATCCGCCTGGGCACCACGCCGATCAGCGATTTCCCGACAGCCCGCTACGTCATCCATCCGTATTACAAGGCAGGTGACCCCCTTACGATCTATACCAACGACGAGGCGACACTCCAGGTTGGCGCTGTCCTGTCGCAGGGGGTGGACAACATCCGTCAGCTCCCGCAGAAGGCGAACGCCGCGTATTTCGAGTTCGGCTTCCCTGGCGGCCTCATTCAGTTTGATCAGCAGGGCAAGGCATACCTTCGCCGCGAGCACATTTCCATCTTCGCCCGTAGGGTCTCTGGCGGGGGGTGGTTCTCGGTCGGAGACGTTCCGCATTGGGCGTGGTATGACTCGTCCCATATCGGCGGTATCGGGCAGAGCGGCGATGTCCAGCTCGGCGTCTTGAACGTGGTCTACGCTCAGAACTCCAACCGCACCATCTTCGTGGACAGGAACGGCTTCGTTCCCTCTGCAGGTCAGTTTGTCCGCTGGGCAGGGGGGACCTATTCCGTCAACGCTGTCGGAACTGTGACGCCTCCCAAGTATGCCTCGCAGACCAGGAGCGTCACCCTCAGCGACCTGCCCCCCGGCATCGCCTGGGGGAACTCGCTGCTGGGTCCGGATTACGCCATGATTCCCCTTTCGGAAGGGACCATGCCGTCTGTCTGGCGCCTCGGCTACAACCCGTCCGGCACGAACCTCTGGGTCACGTTTGGCCCATCGATCTACGACGTGGAGTTTCACGGCCAAACGCGGGTGCCGCGCACCGTGACTGTCGCCATGATGATGCCTGACTACGATGAGTGGGAAGTCCTCGTCCGGCGGTCCACGCCAGAATCCACGGATCCGCTCATTGCGAATGGTATCACATGGACCTCGGTGCGAGCTCAGGCTTGGGCCAGCCCGATCGCTCCCCGCCAGCCGCGCACGATCATGGAATTCGAGATCACCGCCACCGATCAAGTCAGTGGTCAGGTGGCCGCCATCAATGCTCTGGTCACTTCCATGCTTTACGACCCTCGTGTTGATCTGGTGGTTCCTACGCGGAACCCGGCGTGGGTCTATGCGGACTTGCTGACCGGCACGGCGAACAAGAACCGTATCGACTGGAGCCGTCTGGACGAAGCCAAACTGATCGAGTGGGCTGATTGGTGCGATGATCAGTCGCCCCAGGGCGATGCGAACGCTACCTGCGATCTGGCCATCGACTACCGCACAACGGTCGGAGAAGCCGCCCAGACCATAGCGGCGGCGGGTAGGGCAATGCCCGTGGTCAGAGACGGCGCCTACTCCGTGATCATGGAGAACGAGGACCGCATCCCCGTTCAGATGTTCACCAACCGCAACGCTCGGGAGTTCAAGTTCACCCGTATGTGGGCAGACGAGCCGCACGGTGTGAAGATCCGCTACCTGTCCGAGGTCTCCTGGGACAGGGATGAGCAGATTGTCTACATGGACGGCTACGACGCGAACAATTCCACGAAGTTCGACACGCTGGACCTCGTTGGCACCGTCCGTCCCCAGCAGGCATTCCGCATGGGTCGCTACTATCTCGGCCAGCTCCGCCTCCGCAAGGAGCGTTGCGAGCTCCAGGCCGATGTCGAGAACCTCGTGTGCCAGCGGGGGGACTTAGTCCAGGTCGCCCATGACCGTCTGCTCCGCAGCGCCGTCACCAGGGCAGTTTCCCTGGAGCGAGGCGTTCAGGTGAACATCGACTCCGACTTTGACCAGTCCGCATTGGTGAGCCAGCAAGCCGGGGATTACTGGCCCGGAAATGCGGGGACTCCGACAGGTATGCCGCCGGGATGGCTCGTGTCTGGCCAAGGCGGGGCCGGGGTGACCACCGTCCAGGTAATCGGCAAGGGAGTAGACGAAGATGGCCTGGATTACTGCGACATTCGTCTGGCGTCGAACTCCCTGCTGACCAGCACCGTCTCTATCCGGCCGTTTGGGCAGGACAGCACGAATATCGCTGCTGAGATCAATAACGACGACGTGATCTATTACGAGCAACACGTGAAGCTCATCCAGGCGAACCTGTCCTACACTCCCGTCTACAGCATGGACATCCAGCCGCTGAGCACGGTCGGCGGAGCTGGCATGGGGACTAATCAGGTAGCGGTGCTGCCCGACTTGTCTCAGGTCATGGACCTGTCCCTCGCGGATTCGGCCTATATCGGCGTCGAGGCTATCGGCCCGCGCACCGCCAACCCGGCGGTCGTTAATCAGGTGGTCCCCCTGTTCCGCATCAGCACGGTAGCGGGGCAGACTATGGACATCATCGTCCGCCTGTCCGGCGCCCGGATTCGTGTCCAGAACCGGAAGATCGACTATCTGGAGCGATTCGATAACGCTGGGACGAACCTTCTGCCGAACTCGTCTGCAGAAGGGTCCGTCCTAGGCGTGCTTAGTGGCTCGGGGGGTGATGGGTCCACGCCGGGCCGTCTGCCGACCGGATGGTTCACGGCGCAGTATGCCGGTTGGACCCGTGAGGTCATTCGAATCGACAGAACGTGGAGCTTCTGGGACGTCGATGTTCGCTTGCGCGCGGATGCCGGGGCAGCGTATTGCTCTGTCGTCTTCAGCGAGATCCAAGATCTTCCCCCGTCCAAGATCTTCTCGTGTGGGGTTCTGGTTCAGCAGGTGTCCGTAATCGGCAGTCCGCCGACTTATGCCACGAGGGTCACGGCATACACGGAAGACGACACCTTCATCCAGAATAACCAGACCAACCAGACGCTCAGCACCAACAACGTCACGTGGGAAGAGCAGTTGAACGTGAACTACTCGGGGGTGTCTGGAGCGGAGCGTTTCGTCTTTGCGTTCATTGTGACCCCCGCCGTTGGTCAGGCTACAGACGTCACGCTCCGGTTCCGCCTGCCTATCGCCACCGAAGGCTCGACCTCGCCAATCAACAGCCTGCCAGCAGAGGATCCCCCGCCGTCCTACTACGCCGATATCCGCCTCTCGGATGGGACGCTCCTCAGCTCGGTGCCTGTCCTGGACCAGCCCGCTTCAGATGCTCTGGTGTTCGACCAGGGTGTCACTGCTCGCATGGGTCCGGAGGACATCATTGCCCTGGGGGGTTTGGAGACCGAGACGACTGAGTGGATCGTGGACGGCATCGTTCCCGGTTCGGACCTCAGCGCAACCCTCAACCTCATCGAATACGCGCCGGAGCTCCAGACCGTGGACTCGGAGCCGATTCCGCCATACATTCCGCCGAACAGCGACACGGGCTTCGTCGAGCAGCTCGGCCCTGTCCGCAACGCGAATCTTCTGATCGCCCAGGGATACAGCGGAGCGTTCGCGGTCTCCTTCCTCAAGGCATCCTGGCTTCCCCCCTCCTACTCGGCGGCGCACTATGTCATCGAGAGGGTGCTCTCCCTGACTGGTCTTGGCAATAGACAGATCGTAGCCCAGACCAGCGACACGAGCTACAGTGATGTCCTGCCGACCGAAGGTATCCCGGCCACCGGCGCGCCCGTCTCCTACTTCATCACGCCGGTCACCAATCGCGGCCAGCGGGGGGAGGAGCTCGAGATTACTGGGACGGTGTTCCCGGACACGGCTGCTCCGGATGCCCCCGTGCTGACCTCGAACGTCATGGGAACGATGACTCGGCTCCTGTGGACGATACCCAAGGCGCCGGACGTCGTATCCTATCAGATTCGGTGGTCGCCCGATTACACGACCTCTGCCTGGAACAGGATGCAGATCCTGGTGGGGTCGGTGACCGGCTCCACGAATACGGTGTCTGTCCACACTCGTTCTGGCCTGTATGCCATCCGGGCTCTTGATCGTGCGGGGAACTGGTCGCCGGCGTCGTTCACCAGGACGCTGGTTGAGATGGCCCCGGCGGTGGACTCGTCCTATGAAATGGGCGGGCCTCCCTGGAACGGCACGTTCGAGAATGTGGAGATCAACGGTGACGGGGATCTGGTTCTGTCGATCGACCCCTCCACCGGGGAATACTTCCCGTCGGGCTTTTTCTACTTCGACAATCCTCTTTCCCTCCAGCAGGTCTGGGGGGTGCGGATCCAGGCCAACACGGACATCACCTCCCTGCCGGATGACCCGGATAGTTCGGCACACGATGCTCAGGTCATCATGTCGGTCCTCAAGACCCTTCCGCTCCTGAATTCGGCGTGGTTCACCCCCCTGGCGAATGCGGTGCCCCTGGCGGGCAGCCCGACGGCCTTCGGACAGTGGACGCCGGTCATCGAAGAATGGATGGACGGGAAGGTGTTCTACTCTGGTGTCTGGCTGCGGAGCTTCGACGGCATCACGACTCCGGTTGTCAAGGCGGCGAAGGCCGAGCTCTTCTTCGATCCACGCCAGGAGGCGGGCAACGACGTCCCAGCGCCGGGGGGTGTTCTGCAAGTCACCTACCGGTTCCCATTCGTGGAGACCCCCGGTCTTCAGATCACTCTCAACAACGGCGATCGGGACGATTTCATTATTCGCACGGCGAGTAGCCCGACAGGGTTCACCGTCGAGATTCGCAGCGGCAATGGTCAGCTCGTCCCTGGTCGGAACATTGACTGGGTCGCTATCGGCTACGGCATCGGTCTTGGAGGATAAGACATGACACAGTTCGCACTCCCCTCTCTCGTCCCGACCACGGACGACGGCGTCTCGCTGTCCTCCAAGTTCAATGGGGCGATCGCCGCGCTCTATTCGAACCACCAGGGAGTCAACCCCCCGCCCTCGCCGACGGAGGGCATGACCTGGGCCGACACGAGCCAGATCACGGCCTCGCCGAAACTGGTCACCGTCCGCACGTTCCAGGCCGGGGCTTGGTATGCCCTGGGAACGCTGAACCTGGACACGAACGTCTATTCGGTCACAGGCGGTCTTTCCAGCGGTGGTGGATCGCTGACCGGCCCCATCCTGTTCCCCGACGGGACCGAGGCCGCGCCGAGTATCTCGTTCTCGGGCGACACCGATACCGGCGTCTACCGGACCACCTCCAATGAGCTCGGGTTCACGCTGGGGGGTGTTCAGGCCGCTCGTCTGGCTGCCGGGCAGTTGTCCGTCATCGGCAATTTCCGGATCAACAGGACGGTCGACGACGCCTACCTCTACCTGGACGCTCCTTCGTCCAAGAATCGCATGATCTTCGGCCGCACGGGCAGCAGCACGCGATGGACCATGGCCCTCGGTTCGCTGGCTCCGGAGACCGGGGACAATTCTGGATCCGACTTTTCAATTGCTCGCTTCGCCGATGCCGGGACCTCGCTGGGTGCGGCTTTCAACATCAAGCGGTCCACCGGCGACGTCGAGATACTCAACAACCTTACGATGCACAAGAACATCATTCTGAAGGGTGACTGGCCCGCCTACATCTTCGAGAAGAAGGCTGGCCAGGAAGCCTCGATCTTGACATACAAGGGCGGCAACCTGCGGTGGGCGGTCCTCGTGGGTGATAGCGGTGCCGAGAGCGGGGGGAATGCCGGGACCAATTTCACGATTGGCCGATATAACGACGCGGGTCAGATCATCGATGCACCGTTTGCGATCATCCGCCAGACCGGGCAGGTAATCAGCGGAAACGTCACCCTGGAAAGGGACGCAGGAGCCGGTATCCGAATCAACCAACAGTCCAGCGTCAGTGGATACTTCTACGCCACGATTGGTGTCGCGAATGTTCAGGGAACCGACCACTATCTCCAGGCCGGTCACAGCACCGGAGTCTGGGCAGGGTGGCGACTCGGGACCGGCGGGGGGTATTTCGAATATCAGAACAACTCCACTATTCTTCGGAGCATCGACGGGGCCACGGTTCAGTTCAACCCCCCGAGCGATGAGCGCATCAAGAAGAATATCGTGCCGACCCAGGTCGATGCTCTCGGCGCTTTGCTCCAAGTGCAGGTTTCCGAGTTCGACCACGACCCACCCGGCCCGGAAGTCCTGCCCGCGCTGCGCACGAACTCCCATGTTCGCCTGGGATTCGTCGCCCAGCAGGTCGAGCCCTACACGCCGGAAGCGGCCATGTCAACTCCGAGCGACTTGTTCCCCGACGGCTTGAAGTCCGTGAACAACGGGGCTCTCGTCCCATATCTGGTGCGCGCGCTTCAGCAGCAGCAGGAGCTCATTGCGTCGATGCAATCCCGCCTCGACGTCTTGGAAGGGAATACGCCGTGACTGCAGACCAGTTCGTTCGGAGGACGGGGGTGTCCGCCCTGCTCCTCCTGGTGGCCCTGCTGAGCGCAGGGTGTGAGAGCCTGTCCATCTCACCGGCGTCCGTCCAGGCGTCCGGGGCACCCCCCATCGTGCGGGCTACCGACCGCGGCACGGCGACGCTCACCGTCATCGCCTGCCCGCTCACGACCAGCGGGGCGACCGTTCTCTCCGAGTTTCTACAGACTCTGCAGTCGAGCTCTCCGGTCGTCACCGCAGACAGCCGGGCCACCGCGCGGCTGATCATCAACGCCTGCGCGGCTCCGCCGGATGCCGCGACAGTCAGCGCCCTTTCCCAGCTCCAGAGGAGGAGATACCCGTGAAGAAGATTCGCCGCGTGTTCGATCAACCGCCGCCCCCGCCGCCCATCGAGGATGATGCGCAGATGGAGCTTCCGCTCGAGGGTCTCCGCCTGGGCGATTCGCGGCAGGGAGTGGCAGCGCTCCAGCTCCGCCTCGGGCTGCCCGTGACGGGCACCTACAGCGAGGTCGACGCCTATGCGGTGGCCGATCTCCAGCGCCATCTGCATATGACAATCAACGGCGTGGCCTGCCCGAAAGTCCACGGCCACCTGGGTCTCCCCTGGCCGCCGTTCCAGAATTAGCCCGCGTCGTCATGAGGAAAACGGAAAAGCTCATCCCCTGAGATTTTCACGAACCGGGCTGGTAGGGGGCGGGGGGTGGTCCCCCGCCCCTTTTCCTTGTGCCAGGGGGGCCTATTTAGAGCCGTCTAGCCTGCTGGGCGGTGCAGGGGTAGCGGCGGGGGCCTATGGGGGCCTAAATGAGTGCCCCCGGCCCAGTCCCCCCTGTTGTGGGATCCGAGGGTCTTCGTCCGGAATGGGGACAGCGGGGAGTATGCTGCCAGGGGGGCCGGACGTCTGCATTCTAGCAGATACTAGTGGGGCTGACCAGCCCTCTTGTTCAGACCGAAGAAGACGGCGCTGTTACCGCCGCCGATATTGCGATAGGAGATCGCCCCAAGGAGAGGCGTCCCTGGCGCGTCGAAGTTCAGCGGCCCGCACTTGAGCTCGTAGAGCCGGAGAAGGCCGAGCGCCACCATGTCCAGCTCCGGTGTGACCTCCGCCAAGCTCCTTCCCGAATTCGGGTTCATCTTGACATACGCCTCCGACGCGAGGCATACGATGGAGACCACCATGTCGGGCGACATTTCGCCCAGAGTCGACATGAGCACCTGGTCCTTCTGCAACGCCCGCAAGTCCTGAACAGCCGGCGAAAAAGCGAGCTCGTGCTCCTCGCCCATATACGCCATGCTGATCTCCTTGTCGGCCGCGGAGTCCAGGAATCGGTAGGTCTGCGCTCGGATGCGATCGATGGTGGCACCGGAGGCCCTCAGATACAGAGGAGACACGATGTTCTCCACGACGTCGTCAGTGTTCATGCGGCAGGCCCCCACATCAGGAACGGAAAGGTCTTGTTGAAGTCCGCCAGGAGAAAGGAGGTCTCCAGGGGGGCTTGGCCGTCGACGATCAGAATACCTTTGACCCTCATGACGCTGGGCTTCGTGTTGCTCTTGACCACGCGGGTCTGGAGCACGACGAACACCTGGTCCGGGTGTGATCGCCGATTCTTGTAGATGTTGCCGATCATGTGTGGATGCTCCAGCCTTCGTTGTCTCGATACAACAGACCCCCGTGCAGGAGCGGGATGCTCTTGGCGCCGGGTTTGTCCAGAACCTTCTGGGCGAACCACGTGAAGGACGGACGGGACGGGCTGTCCGGCCCGAACTGCAAACGGACGACCTCGCCCTTGACGGGGGGCTCCGGACCATCAGGCCCCCCGGTGAACCCGTGGGTCCCGGAGGCATCGCTGATGAACATCTTGATGATGCGGCTGATGGCCAACATGAGCTCCTCTTCCTGCCCGGTTGTCTGGCAGAACATGATGCTGTCCTTCAGATGAGCCGGGCACAGGAACTCAACGATCAACGATTTCCTGGGCCAGCACTGACTGCGGGCCAGATTCTGGGTCGGGGTGTCCATAGTCAATCCTCCCTGGTATTGTCATCGCGGGCGACCGCAAAGATCGTGATGCCTGCTGCTCCGAAGAGGGCGCCAGCCAGAAACGTGAGAATGTAGCCGATCACGTCTTCACTTTCCTTCTCTCTATAAGGGGACCGATCAGTTTCCCAGCGGAGCCGCGCAGGGGGGTGCCGTTCCGCCGGAATTCGTGTGACTGCCCCGTGGCCAGATTGACGACGTGCCACCTGTCGCGACGAGGCTGGTGCTTGTGGAAGCGGACCTCACTCAAGATCCGCCCCGTCTTGTGATAGTGGGGGCAGTAGCCGAACTCTGCCTGCTCCTGCCGCCACTTCTTCAGAAGCCGGCGATCAACCCCCTTCAATTTCACGGGCGCGGGCCTCCAGGGTTTCTGCGATCTGAAGGTTGCGCCACGCGGCGAGAGTGTCCCCCCAGGCTTGGTCCTGGTCTGCGATCTGCCTGCGGATGGCTGCCCTGGCGCGGAGCGCTCCAGGCCCAGAAAGGATCTTCTGGACGTAGTCCGGGCAGGGCTGCCCGTTGTTCATGAGCTCAGCGGGCGCGGACATAGATCTGCTTGTCCTTGCGGTTGATCTCCACACGGCCCTTGCTCGCACCGAAGCGGACCGCCGACCATGCGCCGGGAATGGTCTTCCTGATTTCGGAGAGGGCGACCCAGTCCTTTCCCTTGAGGAAGTCCGCCACCCGGTTCATCCGGGCCTTCGTCTCAGCCTTGTAGAAGGAGGCGGGCTGTTCAATGCGCTCGACGCGCTTGGCTTCGGACGGCTCCGAGAGCACGATCACTCCCGGACCGGTGGCGTGGACCACGAGCTCTTTCAGAGTCTGGTCCTTCACAAGATAATACTTCATGCTGATCACTCCAGGCCGCCCCCATGGCGGCCGGGGGGTAGCATGGCACGGCCTTAAACGACGAGCAAGCGGGGTTACGCAAACGCAACGTCTACAGAGCGGCCCGCCAACCCCCGTTCATGACGATGCTGGCCAAGGACTCTTTTGCCGCTTGCTGTTTCTGGATCTTCACCTCCAGAGTATTGGGCGAAAAGAGATCGACGATCGTCAGGTGCTTGGTCTGCCCGATGCGGTGCGCTCGGTCTTCGCTCTGCCAGCGAATCTCCGCATCGTCGATATTGTTGAAGTAGATCATCGTATCGGCTTCTGCAAGGTTGAGGCCGATGCCGCCCGAGTGAGGATTGGCCAGAAAGATCTTGATGGCCGGGTCCTTCTTCCACTGATGAATAGACTCGTTGTCGCCCTTCTGATAGCGGACATATCCGATCCCGTTCTTGGCCAGCAGGCGCTCCCACTCGGCGAGGCACCAGCGGAAGGATGTCCAGAGTATGGTCTTGCCCGGTGCTTCGTCGATATGCTCCAGCGCCCGCTCCCACCGATTCGACGGCAGGGGGGTAGCCCTCTTGTTCTCATCGAGGATGAAGCCGATGGCGATCTGGCGGAGCTTGGCCCTGGCCGAGATCAGATGGGCAACCGTCACCCTTTCCAGCTCAGACAGTTGAACGATCAGTTCCTCCCGCATCGTAGTGTAGGCGGTCTTCTGCTCGGCCGTCATCGGAACCGGGCTCGGCATTGGGATCTTGTCGGGAAGGTCCAGGCACTCCTTCTTGGTCTTGACGAAGACGTGCGGGCCGATCCTAGACATCAGTTCGTCGACTCGCTGATATCCAACGATCTGCATGGCCCCCCTGGGGGCGCCTGGGATGGAGGTCGTCTTGCAGTAGAGCGAGCGGAACTGGATGTAGGTCCGGCACCGCAGGATGTCGGGCGACAGGAAGCTCAACTGCGACCAGAGGTTCTCGAACCCTTTCACCAGGGGGGTGCCTGTCATGATCAGACGATAGGCTGCCTCGGGGGCGATCTCCATGGCGACCTTGGTTCGAATCGCCTTGGGATTGCGGATGCGGCTGGACTCGTCCGCGAAAAGGCCGACCTTCTTCTGCTTGAGCAGCCAGCGACAGAAGTTCAGACCGTCCTTGGTTGTCAGCGCCTCCCAGTTCATGGTGACGATGATCAGACCATCCTTCTTCTTGAGGGTGTAGAGGGTCTCCTGTTTCCAGCTCTTGGTCCTGTTGGAGACCCACAGAATGGGACGGTAGGGGATTGGGCAATGCTGGACAGCCTGTTCCTCCAACCATTGAGCATGGACACCGTTCGGGGCCAGGACCAGAGCGACTTCGATGACCCCGGCCTTGTAGAGCTCAGCCATTTTGATCAGCGCTGTCTTGGTCTTGCCCGTGCCCGGCTCCATGAACAGACCAGCGTAGTTCTCGTTCTTCTTACCGAGCCACGACAATGCCTCCTTCTGGTGCTTCCTCGGAGGGGGGATATCTGCACTCGGCTGTAGGAGTCTCATCTGGGTGACCTCTTGACCACGACGGGTCCTATCATCAATCGAATGTGGAGGGGAAGGGGACGAAGCATGTCGGCCGCGGCCTCGTCCGGCGACGGCAGATTGCCGGTCCGCTTACGCATCGCTACCATGCGCGCCAGGACCTTCAGACCGATCGGAACGGCCCCCCGTAGGATGGCGAGGTCCCGTTTGCCGACGCCGATGTCATAGTGGTCGCCCTGATACCAACGACGGGCGATTCCGATGGCATCAGCCATCGCGTGGAGTTCTTCCTCCGTATCCGCGATCATGTGACTCATCCGCATACGGCCGAACTGGCCCATCGGATAGCGATACATGTCGTCGACGTAGACTACCATGGGGAAGACTCCGGCAGTTCGGACAGAGGTCCATGTCAGCGGGTTCGTAGGGGGCATCGTGCGACGACATGCGATATCCGATTCCACAATTGTCGCATGTCTCCATCGTGCTCATGACCGTGTCACCATCCGGATGCGATACTCAGCGTTCTGCAGGGCGACGCAGAGCGAGCCGAGCTTCATGTTGCGGGCTTCGCCGGGCGGCATGTTGATGGCCAGGGCGAGGTCACGTTGTGCTTCGGCGATCTCCGCCATGGAGATCAGATAGTTCGCCTGGATGATGTCACCGGGGGGAACACCCCCCTCGCTCGGGCGGTCGTATTTCCGCGCCATCGAGCCGCGGTCCTGGAGCAGGGTCGGTCCGGGGATGATCTCCCCGTCGTCGTTCTTCGCCCAGGCGGTGCGGCCGTAGAAGTCCAGCAGGTCAGCGAGTGCAGACATGTCACTTTCTCCGTGAAGGACGGTAGTTATCGTCCGGGGTTGAGGATGAAGAGCGGAAGATGATAGAGCATTCACCCTTGTAGTCGTGCTTGGACATCACGCCGGGCGAGCACGACCATTTTCCGCACGACCATTCCTCTCCCAGGCGCCCGCTCGGCTCCCAGAGAAAGGCGTGGATGATACCGTTGACATCGATCGCGTGGTAGGCTCGCTTGATGCGGTTCGCGGGATAGCCGCGCTCGTAGGGCCAGCCCTCCCCGAGCCTGCCGTCCGAGTGGTGATTCGGCTGTTTCCGCCGTTTGATGGTGATCGGCTTGTTGCGCCGTATTATGATTGCCATTTACGAGCCCTCTGGCTACGGGCAGCCCCCCATGGGCCACCTAGCGTTTCGTAAAGCCCGCCACGAGTATAGTCGCCAAGGCGCATAGGCTAAAGACCGATGCGGAACGCAGGTCCCCAGCCAAGGCCGCAACCACCGTCATGAACGTGGCGAAGCAGAAAAGGAAGAAGGGCATCAGACGAACACCGGCCACAGATAGTCTAGGGCTGGCTTCTCCTTCCAGTCATACTTGCGGTAGAACTCGAAGTCCTTGTGGAGCAGCGCCGCACGGTGCGCCGAGTGGAACTGGTCATCCCCGAACCAGGGGGGAAGGGTGTAGGTCCGGACGTTGAACTTGAGCATCGTGTTTCGGTAGCCTCGCCGAACCCACTCGTCGACGCAGATATCGTGGTATTTCTTGAGGGCGCGAACGTGCCCCGCCCACATTCTCGCGGCAGGGTGATTGGACCACCCCCCGCCTTCTGTTATCGCCCTCACGAGCTGAGCGGCTTCAAGCCGTTGTTTGCCAAGACGGCGATAGTCAAGCATCTGGGCGCTGGACTTGAAGTCCGCAACGGGGAGGAAGGTCTGCATCGTCACACTTTCCTCACGACGATAGTGCCCCGGTGGTCGTTGTCTACCAGATGCTGCGCCCAGAACGCAGCGACTTCCTTGGCCATCTCCTTGGACATGAAGCGCCGGGGTTGGCCGAACAGCGACATGTTGCCGTTCTTGAGAACGTGCATCTCAGGCCCTGGGGGGTTCTTGTGGACTACGATGTAGGACATCAGTCGGACACCTTGATGATCAAAACCTTGCGTCCTGGGCGCAGGGCCTTCTCCTTGCGGGCGCGCTGGCGGGCCTGCTCCTCGGTCATTCGAAGGGCACGGTTTTTCTCGATCTCGACCATGAGAATGTTGTCGAAAGCGAAAAGGCTCGGCTGGCCGATCGTCGATCGTGCCTCAACGATATACTTGGTCATCGCAGCCCCAGGCTCCGGATGAGAAGTTCGATGCGAAGGCGCTCCATCACATTCTCGACAATGGGTTCTTCGCCATCCGTGGATACGATCTCCACACCGCTTGCGAGCAGTTCTTGAATCTTGGCTGTCGGCAGTTCGGCAGTCGGTATCAGAGTGCCGTCTTCAGCGACGTAATTGTGGTCTTTCATGTATGCCCCTCCTGGCGGGCAAGCCTAGGGTAGCACAGATGCGGGGGGTTGACTATACCAGGACTTCCTGCATGTCCCCCCAGGTCCTGCCGACTGCCAGATCGCAGACCACCGGGACGTGGAGGCTCACGGCGTTGTTCATGATCTCCACGCACTCCCGCGCCTCCTTCTCATTAGAAACGCTGAACACGTTCTCATCGTGCACCGTAAGGCGAACCTTGAATCCGGCCCGCCAAGCGTCCAGCATGGATTGCTTGGTCATGTCGGCCGCGCTGCCCTGGATGCGGCGGTTGAACATCTTGCGGGCATCGTCGCCACCACCTGGATAGTAGAACACTCGGCACCGGCGACCGGAGAGGGTCGTAATGAAGCCCTCCCTTCGTGCTTCGCGCTCGGTGGCCTTGGCCGTCGCCTTCATGAAGGGCACGATCTTGTTGTATTCGTCCAGCAGCCGCCGCCCTTCTCTACCCGGCGCCAGATAGTTGATTTCCTGACCGCTATCGTTGATGAAGGAGTCCGGGTAGGCATCCAGCCCCAGGGCAAGACACAGACTTCCACCCCCCTGGCCATACATCTGTGCGAGGTTCAGGATCTTGGCGCTGCTGCGCTTGACATTCATCAGATCGGCGACCTTCTGGTGGAGATCCAGCCGGGGGTTGGCGTGGAACTCCTGGGCCATCTTGGCGGCGAGCTTGCTGCCTCCCTCGACGGCCCAATGGATCGCCAGACGCGGTTCCTGCGACGCATAGTCGGCGCTGGCCAGGAGCTCGCCCTCGTCGGCTTCCACCAGTCCGCGGATCACGCTGGCCACGACTTCGTCGCGGGCCGGGAGCTGCTGAAGGTTGGGATCCTGGCTGGAGAACCGACCCGAGACGGTGCCGCCATCGTCGGACTTGAGCTGGTTGAACTGCGCGTGGATGCGGCCCTTGTGATGGTGATCCAGGACCAGCCTCTCTACGAAAGTCACCCGTTGTCGATTCTTGCGGCGCAGGGCCAGGATCGTCCTGGCTACCTCCCCGGCCTTGTTCTGGTGCTTGCCGAGTTGATCCAGGAACGGCCCGGTCAGACCCTCCTTCTTTTTCTTGGGGGTCACGGGGAACCCGCTCACGCCCTCCACCTTGAGGACCCTGATCTGGGTTTCGATGTCCCAGGCTGTCATCCGGATGCCGGTCAGGCGCTTGAGTTCACGGGCGACATCAGACTCCTCCACCAGGAGGTCCTCGCGCAGGATCTCTGCCTTGGGGACGTTCACGCGCACGCCCGCTCGCCGCATTTCGATCAGCATGGGGAGCAGGTCCATCTCGAGACGGTAGACCTTGGTGAGCTCCTCTTCCGCAATGCGCGGCATGAGCCTCTTGTGAACGCGCCATGTCGCAGAAGCGTCCTGCTCAGCGTAGGGGCCGACAGCGAAGGACGGGATGTCGGCCATCATCCCTTTCGGGTTGCCCTTGACCCCCGCTTGCTTCGCCCACTCGTAGAGCAGGCTTTCGTCCTTGCCCTCGTTGAGCTCCTCCTTGGCCAGATTGTCAAGGCTGTAGGAGAAGCGATGCTCATTGAGCAGGGGGGCGGCGACCTGGACATCGTGGATTCGTCCTTCGGGGATCATGTTCATCCACCCCAGGTCGTAGGACGCATTGGCGAACGCCCACTCCAGATCCCCCCTGCGGAGCTGGGTGCGGAGCCAGCGCATGAACTTGCCGATGTCGCCCTGCCAGTTCCCGCCGATGTGGCGAAGAGGATAGTAGCGGCAGTCCTCCAGTTTCTCAAGACCCCAGGCCAGGGCCACGCCGACGATGTATCCCTCGTTGAAGGCCCATCCAGGACCCTTGATCTTGAGCATCGGATCGTGGGTTTCCAAATCGAGCGCGACCAGGGAACCGGCAGGGATCTCAGGTAGTTCTGGAGGAGGGGGGACCCAGTCCATGATGGCTATCTCCGGGAACATCAGTCGATCACTTCAAAGGGTTGGATCTGCGCCGCGCGCAGGTCTGCGATCAGGGTCTTGGCCAGGGCCTCCCCACGACGGTAGGAATTGGGACGATTGGCCTTCAGCCAGTCCAGCTCCTCGACGCGCTTCATGCGGCTGACCATGGAGTCCTCGGAGAGCTCGCGGCCCAGCGCACGGCAGGCTTCCCGGATCTTGTAGAAGGACTCGTGGCCCAGCAGGAACCTGCCCGCCAGGATGGATGCGAACCCGGCCTTGCCCAGAAGGCCGAGAGCGGTGCGCTCAACGGGGAAGTCGCGCTTCCAGTTGAGCATTTTCTTGCCTGCGTTTGACATTCAAATGAGCCCTTTGCCGGGGTTGCGGGGCCAGGGGTAGCGCAGGGGGGCCTAGAGCCCTCTAAATAGGCCCCCCTGGCGTTCGGATTAGGTCGCCGCCGCCACAAGGGCGCGCATACGCCCCAGCGCCTCGCCGAGATACGCCGGGTTGCGCGTCTCGTGGAAAGCGTGCAGCAGGATGAAGACCACGCGCTCCGCTTCCGGGATGTTGTTCGCGTCCAGGAACTCGCCGATCGACGGGGCAACGAAGCCCTCGTCCTCGTGCTGCCCTTCCATCTCCAGCGTCTTCTCCAAGAAGTGCTGCGCCTTCTGCAGATCCTCAAGACCGTTCTTGTCCCGCCACCGGAACAGATACTTCGACGTCTGGCCGATCAGGTAGCCGTAGTCGTGGCCACCGACGAAATCCCAATGCTGGATCGGCTTGGCGTAGTGGGAGCCCCCCACCTGACGCAGATTGGCGCGCTGCCCTTCGGCGATGTCTTCACTCACTGGCGGTTCTCCGTTGATCAGGTTTTCGATCCAGGCAGCGGTCGCTCGCTGCGCATCCAAGGAAGTGGCGCGTCTCTCATACAGCTCCCTGTAGAGGGCCACGTTGTGGAGGGACGTGGCCAGCGAGCCGTAGAGGTCTCGTAACCAGTTCGCGGCGGCCGCCATCTGATCCCCATCTGCCGTGCCGAGGTTGAGCACAATCAGAAGGGTGCGGCGGCCAGCGGTGAGCTCCTTCGGGGAGTCCGGTTGTCCGTGCTTCTTCACAGGACCAGCCCCGCTTCCCGGGCGAAATTGAACAGTGGAGGGGGGATTTCCGATTCGCTGTTCATGATATAGTCTCCAACCTTGAGGAGGATCTCGGTGAAGTTCTGGTTGCCGATCAGCACTTCTCGCTGGGCGTGCAGACCTGCCTCGATGAGGTCGGCCCACGCCAACCACTTTCTGGTGATCTCGGGCAGCATGTCCTCGTGCATGATTCCCATGCCCGTTGCGACGCTGACCTCGATGCCGCGGTGCTCGTTCGTCCTGGCGGGCCGGGGCATATCGCCGATCCGCGATTCGGCCAGATCGTGCTCCAGGCACGCCTGCATCAGCGACCGGTAGTGACCAGGGGGGCCGTCGTAGAGCCGGCTGATCAGCATGGCCACCCCCCACAGATGGGAGGCGAGGTTCTGCGGCCGCGAGTTCTGCATCGTGTGCCAGCGGGTCACATCGTAGCCCGCCTTGATGAGTTGATTCAGCGGAGTCATCACTTCACCCCATACATGCGCGCCGCGTGGAACCAGTCGCAGTCCGGGAACACGTCCAGGATCGACAGGTCCTTCTGGTGCCACGCCGCGAGCATGGGAAGGACCACGTTGTCGATGAAGCGGTTGCCAGACTCACACGGCTCGAAGTCCGGCTTGCCGTCTTCCGAGAGCCGCATGAACAACATGTTCAGTTCCTCGACGAGGTCCTTCGTATCCAGCGGAACGACCGGGGGGTAGGGGATCACCTGCACGAAGTCCAGCATCCCCTTGCCCGGCCCGAAGTCCAGGTAGATGTGGGCGTTCGTGCTGATCTGGTGCAGGAAGCCGACGCGGACGCCGACGCAGGCCGCGATGTATTCCTGGAGGAAGGAGAACTGCACGATGTTCGCGCCGAGCATTCCCCAGAGGAGGTCGTTGCTGCGGTTGAAGACGGTGAGGTCCAGCCCCCCGTTGACGATACGCAGGTTGATGTGAACGTTGCAGGGAATGTCCCTGCTCTCGGCGCCCAGGTCGTCGTTCGAGTTCCAGATGGCCATCGTCACACGGCGGCTGCCCGGCTGTTCGCGCAGCATCTGGATCGCTTCCGGGATCTGGTCGGCGAGCCGCTTGCCGTAGTGACCACGGAGGGTCACGCCATCGTCGCTGTATTCCCGAAACCGGGGGGTGATGTCGGTGAATGGCTTGAGCAGGTTCACCCTGGACAGGATGCTCAGCCCGTCCAGCAGAAAGAGGAACGGGTTGGCGCGGCGGCGCGGGCAGAGCAGGACCCGCTTGACGGGGTTTGCTGTCGTGACCGTGAGCGGCAGCGGGTAGGAAACGACCCGGCCGTTCCGGCTCACCTCCTCGATACCCTCCTGCCGGAGGCGGTGCGGCAGGACGCTGATCGCGTGGTTGACGTTTTCGTATTGGACATGCATCGTTGAGGCCCTCCTGGTGGCCGGGGTTACACTAGCACGGGGCAGCGGCGAACGCACGCTTCCACGCTATCTTGACTTCGAGTCTTGTTGGGTTCTTGAAGCCTCTCCAGTTCGTGTTGTCCTTCTCCACCAGGGACACGAAGTCCGGGTGCAGACGGTAGAGTTCCCTGGCGGCGCTGTCCGCCATCTCTTCCGTGCGGTAGGTCGCGCACCCCCCACGGGCATTGGAGGCGCCGACTTGGTCCTGGGCGTATTCGTAGATCACGCAGTTCGCCAGACGGTTCCGCAGGAGCTGGAGTGTCATGTCGAAGTCCTGCTTCGCCGGCACCCGATCGAACCGGCACGAGGGGGGAACCCGGCTCCGGTCGTATGCCAGGAATCGCATCATCCGCTCGTTGATCTGGTGCGGCTCCGGCTTGCGGTTGTTCCCCTCCCTGGCGCTGATGCCGACATGGGCAAACCGCTGGAGCTTCGACCGGACCATGGCCATCATATCGGCGATGTCGGACGGCTTGGCGTCCAGGAGCTTGGAACGGTCGTCCGGGTTCTTGCGGCTGAACCGGAGATCGTCATCGCAGAGAATCATGAATCGTGTTTCGCAATTCTCCAGGAGCCATTGCCTCGTCGGGGAGAGGCTCTTGATCTCCTTGGGCAGCCGAAGGACCGGGACGGCCGGATACTTCATGCGGTGAAACTCGAACTCGTGCGCCTGCACGACGAGGACAGGGGTGACGCCCCCCGCCCGTAACGCGATCAGAGTAGGCTGGTTGTCCACGCGCCCCAGCGTGTGGATATAGACGGTCAGTTCCATCCTGCGAACTCCCTGTAGCGCGACCGAACGGACCCCTCGCCGTTCTTCAGTCGCTGATACTTGTCATACTCGCACATCACGTTCTGGGTGTCCATAAGCTCCAGTCGGTCATAGATGTGCGGCAGGCGAGCGGCGCCCCTGGCATGGGCCAGCCGCAGCACGTCTAACCACTCGTTATAGGGCATTCCTGCGCCAGGGGGCTGTCCTACAAGGCGGTTCACCCCCCGCTTGCTACCGGGGCCTTGCGGCGCCCACGACAGCCTGTCCGACCACGGAAGCTCGTGATGGATATGCCGGAGATCGGCGACCGCCTGCCCTGCCATGAACGATCCAATGCCGGGCTTGCCGTTGAGCCAATCCCAGACCTCGCGCATCGTCTGCGGGTGCTTCGGTGCCGTGCGCCTCGCCGCCCAGAGGGGGGCCAGGACCTTCCGCGTCACCTGGAGGATCTTGTCTCCGCCCAGCGCCCCGTTGATGATGTAGGCGCCCGTGAACACCTTCTCGCGACGAGCCTTGCGCTTGAGCAGCACCATCGTCCACTGATACTCGTCGTAGGGGGCGGGGTAGGGAAGGGCTTGCAGCGACGGCGGCCAGTTGATCAGGCGCCCCCCGACCGCGGCCACCATGCGATTCTGCAGGCCGATCTCTGGGTGGGTCTGGTGCCAGCGCAGGAGCCAATGGCTGACTCGGTCGTCCATGCGGCGGACGTTGCACCAGCGATAAGCGGTGAACAGGGAATCCTGGCTCCAGGGTTTGGGATCGTTATTCTCCCTTCGTGCCCTGACCTTCTCCCTTTCTTCGACCCAATAGCACATCGCATCCAATTGGTCGGGCTGGATGCGGTCGCCTCTACGGCGTATTATCTTCATGGGCCCCTCCAAACGAAACGAGGGGGGCAGTTTCCCACCCCCCTCGCTCACGCGCCGATCATCAGCGATCAGGTGATGCTGATGTAGCCCTGCTTGAGGCAGTGACCGGCGAAGCCGCGCGGCGTGGCGAGCTCGGCCTCGGAGGCCTTCTTGATGAACTCGCCGACCGTCTTGCACTTCTGGATCATCGCCCACTTCGCGGCGCGGCCGGTGCCCTCCTGGAACTTCGCGTCCTTCTTCAGCACCGTGATCTTCTGGTCGTCCTTGATCTTCGGCTCACGGGGCGGCGGGGCGCGCTTGGCCTTCGGGGCCTCCGCTTCCTCCTCGTCCTCGGCGGGCGCGGCCTTGGTCTTCACCTTGGCCTTCGCCGACTTCTTGGGCGGCGGGGCGGGCTCCTCCTCGGCTTCCTCCTCGGCCTCCTCCTCGTCGGCCTCCTCCTCGTCCTCGGACTCCTCGGTCTCCTCCTCGTCCTCCTCCGGCTCCGGCTCCGGCGCGGCCTTGGCCTTGGTCTTGACCTTCGCCTTGGCCTTCTTCTCGTTCAGGACGAAGTTCCCCTCGTCATCGGTCGAGAGGACCAGGCCCTTGGTCTCGAGGATCGCGGCGAGCTCCTTGCGGCCGGTCGCGACGTTCTTGACCTTCGTGGCCTTGCCGTTCACCTCGGTGAGGATGTCGGCCAGATCGGACGCGTCCAGCTCGTTGATGTCGACTTCGTTCGGCATTGGAATCTCCTGGGTTGCCGGTCTGCCGGGAACTACCCGGCCATTTTCAATATACCCTAGTGACGGGTCGGTTGCAAGGGGGGAAATTAGGCCCCCGTGCTGCCGAAGCGGCCTTCTCCCCGAGCGGACGGGGTCAGCGCTTCCACGTAGTCGATCTCCGCCCGGATGAACGGAGCGAGGACCGCCTGGGCGATACGGTCCCCCCGCTTGACGTGGTATATCACGTCGCCCACGTTCATGAGGACGATCATCAGTTCCCCCCGGTAGTCGTAGTCCAGGGTGCCGGGCGAGTTCAGCACGAAGATCTTGTGCTTCGCCGCCATGCCGCTCCGGCTGCGGATCTGGAGCTCGTGGCCATGAGGGACCTCGAACATCAGGCCGGTCTTGAAGATGTGGTGCATCCTGGGATACAGAATTCCGTCCTCGGCAGACGGGATGTCCATGCCCGCCGCTCCATCCGTCGCGTAGGACGGAAGGGCGACAGCGTGGGCTAGAGTGGCGACACGTATGATCACGGGTGCTCCCTCCGGCCGACGGTGCCGGGCTGGAATCCGGGCGTCCTGGTGTTGTCCAGCACGATGGCCGGGATGGTGGAGTCGATGACCACGCGCTGCACGTCGAAGAACTTCCCCTCGCGCTCGGTGCCATCGTCCTTGACGGGCGGGCTCAGCAGGAGCTGGGTGCAGCCGCTCAGGTATTCCACGACCGCGGTGATGCGACCCTTGAATCCGGTGACCTTGTCGGAGGCCATGAAACCGAGCAGGTTATCGTTTCGCATTTCGCTTGAGTTCCTCGTATAGGGTTGGGTGCGTGAACAGGGTGTTCCCCATCACGTAGGTGATAGGCGTGATCTTGACTTTGAATTCACCTCCATATCGCTTGACGAGTTTCTTGTGGATCCGTGCGCTGCGATGCCGCGACGCAGGGAACAGGCGCTCTTCGGAGACGGTGATTCGGACAGCGTGCTGGCTGACGACGATCTTCATCCCGAGGAACGAGTTGATCACTCAGGCTTTTCCTTCTTCCACTCGCCGCACCAGTCGGTCGGCTTGACGGCGGGCCAAGATGACTTCGTGAAGTTGTAGCCCTCGATCGGCACCGGCGGATATCGTCGGCACTCGTAGGGATCGACGGCCAGCATTCCCTCCTTGCGCCACTGGCAGGTCCGACACTCGCGGTTCATTGCATCACCGCGAAACAGCCGACGGTCTCGCAGGCAGCGTGCAGATGACCGTTGCGGGACGACCTGAAATAGGTGATCGTCTTGCCGCAGTTCGGGCAGGGCATCTTGCCGGACGGCCCAGGGGGGATGCTGTTCACGATGCGAAGGCTGTTCTGCAGCGACTCGTCCATCGCCTTTCGCCAATCGTCGACTTCCGCTTGCGTCGGCATGTCCCGATGCTGGCAGCTCCCCCCTCCGGTGCGACTGCACGGCCACGTCTTCGGCGGGTCATTGCCGAGCGTCAGATACGGGATGCCTGCCCGGCAGACCGGGTTGAGGATCCCATTGTAGTTCTTGCACCAGTTGATATTCATGGCTGTCCCAGGACCTCCCGGCAGTAGACATCGAGCGCCGCTTTCGCGGCTTTTCGATTGTCGTAGGGACCATGGCTGTTCGCCCAGGTCTCGTCCCAGAACCACCACTTCCCCTCGTGCATGTGCAGGGGGTCGTTCGGCAGGGTGTGGCCTAGCGCCGCGACGATCGCCTTCACAGCCTCGTAGTGCATGAGGATGATGGCGCGCGAGGAGGGGGGCTTGCGCTGACCCTGCGCCTGCTCGTGCCTCGCCATCTCCGTGCGGAACTTGAACATAGCGCGAGCCAGCGGCTCGTCCTTGTCCATGTAGAGTTCGAATGCTTCGTCTTCGGTCACGACACCAGCCTCAGCTTGAGTTTCTCGGTCGGCAGATAGCGGTGCGGCTGAACTCCGCCCGCGTGATAAAGCATGGGGGGCGCCCGCTTGAGGCAGACGCGATACCACGCGTCGCGCATGGCTGCCGACTCGGTGTTGAACGGTCCCCCCTCGCTGGTCCCGTGCATCCAATACCAGCCGCAGAAGATCGGCGGCTCGTTGATGGGCTTCATGGAGTTCCAGATCTTGACTGTCGCTCGATTGGCGTAGGTGAAATGCACCCGCGCCGTGACGAGGGCCTTTTGGATTTCGTCGGTGAGTTTCACTCGGTGTATCCTCCTTCCTTGGCGCGTTGCTCCCAGAGTTTCGCCAGCGCGGTGTGGCGATTCACATCTGGCATGTCTCGATCTCGCCGGGCGAGGGCCGCCATCTCCCAATGCTGATCGGCCTTGCGGCGGCAGTCTTCGGGGCTGTAGAACTTCACCTCAGTCCTCCCTGATGCCGAGAAACACGGGGAACCTCGGCTTGTCCTTGATCCCCGTGGGTTGGAACTTGAACTTGATCTGCTTGCCGATGGGGGGATTCTTCCACAGACGGGCGCGCGTCGCCTCGTCCATGCCGGTGCCGATCTCGAACTGCACTCCCCCCGGCAATCTGCAGACCAGGGTGCCGGTCGTGCCCTTGGCGGTCTTTCCCGCCTTGTGGCTCGTCCGCTTCATGTAGCCGAGCTCGTTGGGCTTCGCCTCGTTCCCGTTGTGCATCTGCTCCACGATCCCGATGCACTCGGCCTCTGCGTCTTCGAACCGCTTCACCTTGCAGAGCCACTTGTCGGTCTTGCCGCTGCGACCGTGCTTGTAGAGGCCCTCCGGATTGCGGACCATCACGCCCTCGTAGCCCTTCTCGAGGCAGATGGCTTCGTAGCGATCCAGGTGATTCCGGTTGCGGATCACGACATGCTTGAGCGGCCGGATGCGGATGAGCTCGTCCGGATCGGGGTCGATCGGCGATGGTAGATTCGCCAGCCTGCTGACATAGGGATGGTCTGGCATGTCCCAGCGATCGAAGACCCAGAACGTCACCTGGGGGGTGCCCCCCTCGCTCATGACCGCACTCGTGGTGCGATGGAAGACGCCCTGGCCGGTGGACAACCCGGCGACGAGCTCCCCGTCGTAGCCGTGGAAGTATCGCTGGCCGAGCCATTGCTGGACATACGAATTGGGGATGTCCTTGAGCTTCCGGCTGACGAGGCGGCCATCCATGTTCAGCGCCCGCACCCCGTCCAGTTTCGGACTGGCCAGGAGTGGGAACCTGAGTTCGTCCAGGGTCTTGGGCGTGTAGGCGAGCATCGGCTTCATTGCAGGCGGGCCTCCGGGGCAAGGCTCTCGGCCACCATCGCGCGGTGGGTGAAGAGCTTGCTGAAATCGTCGATCGTGAACTCGGCGACGCCCTTGTAGTGAGCATCGATGAGCAGGCCAAGGCAGGTCGCAGGCCCCACGTGACAGATGCACATCAGTCCACCGGGGCCGTAGAACAGCCCGCCCATGTAGGGCTGTCCGTCGTAGACTTCGGTGTGCGGGACCTGCGACAGGTCGCTGGAGGGGATCACGAGGCGGGGTTCCCCGACACGTCGATCAAGCCGCGCTCCGGCTCGGGGCTGAACAGGACGGGGGCGAGCTCCTTGAAGGAGTTCCTTCCGCCGAAGTCGTTGCGGTAGATCAGGAACCTCGCGAACTGGCTCGGGCGGCAGATGACCACGACCATGTCCCCCATAGGGCGGGACGGGAACGGCGCACCGAACGCCTTGTAGAAAGCGTCCTTCGTCGGCTGATCGGCCCCGTATGGGGCGATGTTGAACCGGACGCGGTCCTTGGACATTGACATGGTGGCGAGGATCCTTGTTTCGATTTCTGCTGCGCCATACATCTGCGCGTGGCGGCGACGTTTGGCGGCGTGATATCGCCATGTGGGACTAGGACTCATTGCGTGGCGCCCTCCTGGCGGCGCTAGGTGCAGCCTAGCACGGCCAAGGTGGTCTAAACAGGGGGGATTTGCGGTCCCCCCTGCCCAGAATGCGGTTCAGCGGTCCTCGTCGCTGAGGTCCGCGGCCTTCGCGATTCCGCCCTTGACGGCGTTGTAGAACTCCTTCGCCCGCCGGTAGAACTGCTGCCCGTTCTTCATCTCCAGCGTCGGCTTGTAGACCGTCACGCTGGGGATCCAGAAGTCGCCCTTGTCGTTGCTGTCGGCGACCGCCGTCATCGTGTAGCAGTTGAACCAGAACGGCATCTGGACTTCCTCGCCGGTCTGCGGGTGCGTCTGCCGCTGGCTCATGATCAGCGTGTTCCATCGCTTGCTGACCGCGGCCTTCTTCCCGGTGAGGCTGAGCACGACCGGAATGTTCGTCCCATCCTCCTCGATCACGACCAGGGCGTAGTATTCGGGGGTGACCACGATCTCCGTGTCGTTGTCGGTCAGGAACACGCCCGCGTTCTTCCGCTCCAGGCCCTCCGTCTCCTCCTCGGGGACATCCATCCGGACCAGCCCCCCGCCGGAGTCGATCGGGTTCCACTCGATCAGCCGCCGCTGATACACGAGCGGGATGATATGGATCCCCTCCTCGCCGTCGAAGAGCTTCTGCAGGCTGGCGATGCAGAACATGCCGCCGGTCGCACCCCGGATGAACTCGGGACGGTTCTTCTTCGTGACCTTGCTCATCTCATGGAGCAGGGTCAGCCGCGGGATGATCAGGTCCTGGGCGCGGACGTTCTCCGTTCCCATCCCCGCATCGGCAAACGGGTCCACGTCGCGCACGGCGACTTCGGTCTTGGTCTTCTTGATCACGGCCATGGTATCAATCCTCGATGTCGCGGTTGTGGAGACGGAAGAATCCCGTTCCAGTGAAGTCCCCGGTCTTGGCCAGCTCCCGCAGGAGCGTGGTGACGGGGATCGCTTCCTCCCAACGCGGGGGGAATTGACGCTGGTCGCCCCAGTCCGTCGCCGGCAGGGGCTGGTCACGCTGCGGATCCACGAGCTGGAACCGGACGTCGCCCTTGGGGAACCGGAAGCAGGAGATCAACAACATAGGATTGATCCCCCAATTCTCGAACTTGGCGCTCTTGAACACCTGGACGAGCTGCCGTCCATCGGCATTCTCGAAGATCACCGCGTTCCCGTTGTATCGGGATCCCACGTGACGAAATCCGGATTGCTGTGGATGACGTCGCGATTCTTGAAGTCGGGCAGGTCGGTGAGCCATTCGGTGACTTTCCTTTCTCCGGTCCGGATGAACCCGAACTCGGTTGGGTGGGATCCAAACCGGATACGACGCTCGTTGGCAATCGCAATCACGGCCGGGATACGGTCGGGCCGGATCATCACGATCCGATACCGCAGGGGGGAGTTCTTGGTTCGGAAGACCCGCGCCCCCCTGATCCGTTCGGCTTCGAGGAGGGGATAGTGGTCGATCTCCACCCACTCCTCGGGTCCAGGCGGCGTCGGCTTGTCGGGATCGTCCCCCGGCCGTCGTCGACGTATGACCTTCACGACTTGGTCCTCTTCACTTCGGCCAGCGTCATCCCGCGCAGTCCGAGAATATCGAGGTTCGTGGGCTTGTTCTCCTTGATGCGCTGCCGCGCCCAGGCGCCGAGCGTGGAGTGGTGGACTTCCGCATCTACCGTCACCGGCTGGTTCGTCCGCTGCAGAAGCATCCGCCTCATCCGGTTCGCGCTGGAG